TTACGGGTCTTAGCAACGATTGGTTCGCTGTTTAGTACCAAGTTTACTTCTGGGATACTGATATCAGTATCGATGCTTTGGGTAGCAACGTTACCAGCTTGACCGGAACCTTCACCTGGAGTCTTACCAGCTTCGAAGTCACCACGTAGGTTGTCAGTAGGTTGTAGGCTATAGATCAATTTAGCAGTAGCTGCAAATCCTGAGTTAGAAGCAGATACGACGTAGATTGATTGATAGAATGGATCACCCAAACTACCAGTGTTAATTGCTTTGCTATAAGTATTCAATACCAAACCATTAGAAGCAAGAGCTGTTGGTGTTGCACTTCCTTGGATCAAGTTGAATGAACGTACTGCGTTCAAGTCAGCATTGTATACATATCCGTTTGCGGCAATACCAGAGGTATTGTCGTCGTGGTTCAAAATAACTTTGAACAACTTCTTAGCAGCTACGGATGCGCTCAATTCAGCAGCAAATTGAACGTCGTTCCATGATGCTGTTTGAATTGTGTTACCGATTGAGGTTGCACCTGCTGTCTTTGTCAAAGTAATAGCAGAGCTACTTACTGGACGAATTGAATAAGCAAAAGCACCTTGACCGTATAGACCACGTACTGCGTCATCGGTAGAACCCAACTTCTTACCTGTACCACCGAACAAGCTGTCGTTCAATTGCTTACCTGCACGGGTAGTCTTGGAACTACCATTGTTCAAGTTACGCAAATCTTGGTTTGGAGCGGTTGTACCATACTTGAAGTCTAGATAGAAGATTAGACCCGATGGTAGGTTCATTGGTTGAACGCTTACGAATTCCTTCGCAGCGATTTCAGCGAACACACGGCGAACCAATGGAAGAGCTACGCCAGCCCATTGTTCAGAACTGGTGGAGGTACCAGTTGTGGTTGCTTCGTCAAGCAATTGTTTTGCTTGGTTTTCCAATAGGATTGACATATGTGCCTTTTCGACACCAGCGCAACCTTCTAGAAGGCCTGTCTTTTCCCATTTTGATTGTAGTCCACGTGTTTCTGCCATCAATTTGGCTTGTGGATTCATATTGTTTGTCAATAGACTTTTTACATCCATACTCATATTTTTATCTTTCTATATTTAATTACTGTTAGGTTTTTACTCGCAAACTAATTTTACTTCTTGATTCCTGCGAGTTTTTGGAATCTTGAAGTCATCACATCAGCTTGAGGTTCTACAATAGTAGAGTCAGGCTTAGTTGATGATACTGGTTTGCTTGCCAAACCTTCGGTGATAGCTTGAGCAGTTGTATTTGTCTTTTTCTTGACAACTGATGCACCGGAATTAATTGATTCGGCTAAAACTGTATATGCCAACTTGACTTCACGAATGTTCTTGGTCAAGTCGAAAGTGTTAATAATCTTAAGTTTTTGATCTTCGGTCAAACTCTTACCCTTGAACAACTTGTTGGTATAAAGCAACTTAGCATTCAATAGGTTGGTTTCAGATAGAACGCCCTTCATAAACTTAACTGTATTTAGAGCTTCTGATAGTTGTTTCTTAAGAGATTCGTTTTCTTCATTGATAGCAACCAAAGCTTCTGCCATTTCGTCAGCAGTAACTTCTCCTTCAGATGGAGATGGAACTTGTGCTGGAGCAGCTGGTGCTTGAGAAGCTGGATCAGCAGCTACTGGAGCAGCTGGATCAACTGGTGCTGGTGCAGGTGCTGGCATAGAGGAATCTTCAGCTTCTAGTTCTGCTAGAAGTTCGTCTAAATTAATAGATTCGTCAACGTCGTCACCTTCTTCAGAAGAAGCTTCTTCGTCAGCTTCTGTTTCTTCAGATACTTCAGTTTCCAATTCAGCTAGAATTTCATCTAGTTCTTCACTGGTTACTTCGGTACCTTCTTCGACCGCAGCTTCTTCTTCAAGCTTTACGTCGAATTCTTGCTTTCCAGCAGGAGTTGTGCTTTTATTTGCAGCAGGAGATGGTTTAGTTGGGTGTTGCTTAGAAGCAATGTTACTATCATCTTTACCGATGTTTGAAGATGCAAGCTTTTCATCAATCTTGCCTTCTTCTTCAGTGGCTTCTTCAGCCATTTCTTCCTTGAGTTTGTCTGCGAACATTTCTTTCATGCTGTTTGCAAAACTTTCTTCAAGGAAGGTTTTTGCATTTGCCAATGCTGTTTCACGAACAGCCTTTGCATCCGCAATACTTTCTTTTAATAGATCGCTCATAATTTTATTCTACCTTTCTTATTGTTATTTGTTTATGAAGCTATTGAAGAACTCCAAAGAAGATAAATCACTGTCACATCAAAGAATGATGTATTTGAATAATAAATATAATTAAAAACGTAAATATATCAAAATATTTTATATTTATTGATATATGCCAGCACAAAGTGAAAAACAAGCAAGACTATTCAGATTAGTAAGAGCCTTACAAAAAGGTAAAATTAAACCTGGAAAAGTATCTCCACAAATACGTAAAATGGCTAGTACTATAAAACCAAGTAGTGTTAAAGATTTCACCAAACTGAAGGAAATACTGAAAAGTCTTACTGAAGCTGAGTACTCGTTGAGTGATTTTGATATTATTAAGGGAAAATCTTTTAATCAAGTATTGAAAGAAAACGAAGGTGTTCCATTTATCAAAAAAGAAATGTTGATATTTCAAAGCAAACAAAATGGATTCAGTGGATTTGGTAAAACAAATTTTATTCCAAACGCACCGGAAAACACACAGATGCAGACTGAAATATTCAGTAATAGTAGTACAAAAAAGTATGTGTTTAAAAAACTAATAGACCAAAAAAATGAAAATTTAATTGTTTATGCTTGTTTTGTACAAAGAACTTATCCTAGCCGTCCTGATAAAGAAATATTTAGTATGTTAAGTACTAGTATAGACAAAAACAAAGACTACGAACAAACAAAAGCCTTAGCAGACTTTATAGATAGAATTAACTCTTATGGCCTATAATTTTAATCCCAATTTAGCTAAACATATGAATTCTACAAAAGATAATTATAAATTCATAAAAAGAACCGGTGAAGAAAATGCTTATTCAAATCCAGACGTGCGTGAAATGAATAATAGTTATAACAAGCACAAATCTCCAAAGTTAATTAACTTCATCAATAATGATAACTTTGAAGAAGAAAAAATGTATAAGCTTGAAGATATAGATAACCCAAATGGATGGAATTTTATAGAAATCGATCTATTGGGTGAAATGAACTTTCGTATAGACGATGAGTATAGAATGTTCTCGGAAATAGAAGTTCCGTCGTTGGATATGATTAACGAAAAAAGAAAAACCTACGTCTATAAAACAGACGAAGGTTATGTGTTGGAATCAAATAGAAAGTATGTTTTTGAATCGTTTGATGCGATGATCAAATTTATTGATTCTGTGCCGATGGATTGATACTAACGTTACTTGTTTGTGATTGTGGAGCTTCAGTCATTGAGTCCGCAATTTCAAAATAACGTTCCAATCTCATACCAACTTGTTCGTATAACATTTCAAGTTGTTTTTCAATTTCTTTCATCTTTTGAGCTTCTTCGTACATTTTAGAAGCATCTCTCTTGATGTCTTTCATATCACGTTCAACCATTTTGGCTTGCATCCAATCGCCACATTCTTTAATGGCATATCGTTCTGCTAAATTAACAGCCTCCATAATTTTTTGTGCGGTTTCATATACGCAATCGGCTTTTAATCCTTTGCGATATTCGTTGTAAGATTTAATAGCCCCAACCATTTTTGATTTTTCTTCTTTGGTAAGAGAGCTATAAGCTACTTCAGTAGAGTTTTCTAGTAAATGTTTTAATTTCATACTTTATAAATATTATAGTTCTGATAGAATGTTGTGGATAATTCTTTCAACATTATTATATGGGTTAATAATTGTTTTGTGTTGATCAACGCCTTCGTTGATTTTACCTTGTGGATACATAAAAGCACCTTGGGTACTTGGATTGCTTACAAAATCAAATGCGATTAGATCAAAGTCGTCTTGTACAACATCAGCTCCTTCTCTCATATCTTTCTTTACACTGCCCAATCCACGACTACTAATACCCAAAAGAATACCTGATTGCAATAAATCTTTTAATATGATACCACTTGGTGTAGGTATAATTTCGACAGTACCAACCAAATCTTTATTTTCCCATCCCATGTCTACAATGTTGTGGCTTACGTTTTTCAAGTTAACAACAGACGATTCTGGATGATCCAATTCACCCATAGCACGACGTTGTTTAACGAAATTTTGCATATACTTTTCAGCTTCTCTCTTTAGTACATCTTCTGGATATACACGGCCGTTTTGGTTTTTTGCATCGGCACGTTGTAATACGCCGGTTACGTATAATTTTCCATCTTTAAGAGATTCATTTAAAGATGTTTTTTTGAATTCGAATGGTAGAATATCTATCAGTACTTGTTTCATATATATTAAGCTTTAGGTTGTGTTGTTCCTGGTTGTGTATTTTGAGCCTGATCGGGATTAGTTACGTCCTCTTTATCAGCGGTTATTTTGTTTGATGGAACAACATTTTGTTGATTTTCTGGTTCAACTAATGCTTTTGATTTAGCAACTTGATATTGATCCTTTGGCTTCAAATTATCAGCGTTACCTAAAATTTTAAGTTTAAATCCTGGTTTAATGAAGAATTTAGCTACCTTTTGTTTATTTTCTTCACGGCCAATAATTATGATGACGTATCTGTCATAATAATAATCAATTGCAACGCCTGTTACATTGATTGTGTAATCTGTTTCAGGTTGTTTGTATCCTTTACTAGCTCTAACCACAATTTTCTTACCTAAAATTTTGTCCTGAATCGACTTTTGTAGATTAGTCTTTAACGTTTCAGTCGAACCTTTTAGTTTTGTATCGAATGCTGTAAAGTCAGGAAGAACATCATAGGTTTTTAAATCTACAGAAACAGGTTGTTTAGGTTGAGTTGGTTGAGTTGGTTGTGATTGAGGAACAGATGGTTTAACTTCTTGTTCATATCTAAGAGCGTTAAATCCTTCAGTCACAGGCAAAGAACCTTGTTTATACCCAATTAAATTAGGATCTATATCAGGATCATTGTGTTGAACCAAACCATTTTCGTCGGTATATGTATCGCCTAATTCAATTGATTGTGCAGGTGTTGCGTAAGCTGGACCACTGTACATTTGATTTTCCAACTTATAGCCAGGACTTCTTTTGATAGGTTTGGCTAGCTTATAACCCAATTGTGTTGCGGCTCTAATGTTTCCTGGTCCACGACGACTAAATGCAAATGGTGTTCTAGCAGCATCACCGCCAACAGCAACAGGACCAGATGCAACTGCACCAGTACCTGTCGTACTAGCTTCATTTTTAGCCTTTAATTTGGCCAAAATGGATTTAATCTTTTCTTTAAGATTTTGTTTCATTTTTGACATCAATCTTTTTAATTTCTTCTACTAATTCATACGCATTCAATAAAGAAGTCAATTGATTTTCTTTAATTATACCAGTACAAGACTTGGTGGAAAATTGACTAATAACTTCGTTTATTTTAATCTTGACCACTTCGGATGTAACATTTTTAACTTGATCTTTTAATACTCCACTAATTCTTTTGTATTCTTCATTGACATATTTAGTAAATTTACTGGAATTTGAAACATTGGTAATATATTCCTTTAATAGCTTCTTTTGATCAGGCAATAGATTATTGTATTTGGTATTGAAATTTTCAATTAAAAACTTATATGCCAACAATCTTACTTCTGCACTTTGATTTCCATAAACATCCATCGATTCTTGATCTGACTTCTTTTCTTTTGTCAAATTTTCTACGACGTACTCTCTCGACTCCAGTAACTCGGAAATTTCAAACTTAGCTTCACTTTTATCCTGATCTTCAAATAGTTTATAAATAGATGCGTACAACTTATAGTTTGGAATTTTGTTCTTTAAAAATTCATCAATATTATACTTTTCTTTAATCTCTTTGATGATATTATACTTTTGTTTATTTAATTCACGTTCATCAATCTTGGAACGTGTTTGCAATACAATATTCAAAAGTCTTTCAGCGGACGATGTATCTTTACTTTTTTGTTGTAAAATAAAATTATAAAGCTGCACCTCTTTTCCAAGTTCTTTACTTTCGTGAAAGTACTTGAACATTAAATTTTTAGTAAATGATTCATCTCTTCCCGCTAGAATGTCGGACGTTATTTGTCGAGTGAGTAGTTCAAACAATATTCCAGCATTCTTGAATTTCGAATGTTTTGCTTTCTTGTGCATATTATTTATTATTATTTATAAATATAATCAACGCGGTTAAATATATAGGAATTATACTATTCTTTTATATTTTGTTCATCCATAAAAGATTTTTGGTTTCCTTCTCTTAAAATTTCTTTCTCTTGATCCAATGTTTTCAACAAATCAGTAAGTCCCTTAATAGACTCCAACGACAACGGAGATCCATTCTTATATTTATGTGATACTGATAAATCACTGCGTCTATTGTTTTCCAATGTACCAAATGGATCTTCACCAAATGGATATTTGCTAGCATCTTTTCTGCCAGTTTGATCTCGTTTTTCCGCTAACTTTGGTGGAGTTGATTTTTCAGCCCCAGCTTCACCTCCAGCTTTAGTTTCTGTGTCACCTGCGCCGCCAGTTTCAGCTCCACTTTCAGGAGCAGAATCGGAGCCAGGTTCAGCACCTGTGTCAGCTGCTCCGCCTCCACTTTGGTCTCCTTTATCGGTTTTATTTAAAAATGACAAAGCTGGATCATTACCATCTTCTTCGATTTGCTTAAATCTATAATTTCCTTTAGCATCGTCAATTAGTTGTTTTTGTAAGGTTATCATATCTTGATCTGATAAACCGAAGATATTTTCATAAACCCATTTCTTAGAAAATACTTTTTGTTCTTGCATATCTTTGCAAAGTTCAACTTTACTCTTATATACATCGATTTTTTCTTTTTCGAAAATAGTAGATGGGTTGGTTAATTCAAGAGTAAAATCTACCAAAGACTCGTCTCTATACCCTTGACTATACAAATGAATAACTGCAATTTTATTCAATTCACTAACCATAATACGTTGTATACGTTGTACTGTTCTAGCGAATCTTATATCTTCAGCTGCTAATGTAGCTTTACCACTCAATGATTCATCATACCCCAAAAATGCTTTGGGTATCTTAAGAGCTGCCATCATTTTATTGCGAAGGTACTCAATGTCATCTGTACCTGTCCATTCTAATCCCGATAAATTTTCAATACTGGTGCCACTATCACTACCACGAACTGGCAAGAAAAAGTCCTCTACCATGTTTTGTAAATTGAACCTTAAATTATAATCGCCTGTTTGTTGATCCAAATATGGAACCTTTTTCATTTGATCCATAATACGTTGCATATGGTTATCAACTTCATTTGGTGGGATATTACCAATATCAACTTTGAAAATACGCTTTTCAGGAGCACGCATAATACGATGAATTAACATTGCGTCTTCCATTAAACTCAATTGTTTCCATACACGGCGAGCGCCTTCTAAAGTGCTTTTTCCATATGGTAAAAAATTACTATCACTCAATAATCTAAAATGTGCAATTTGATAGTTTTCCAAATCTTCTAATTTGTTTCCATATGGCAAATTGACTTGAAATTTAACAAAGTTTTTATTGGTTAAATGTGCGTTTTCTACACGGGTTACATAATATGTACTCAATGGTTCTACCAAATAAATTCCATATTCAGGGCTAATATGAAGACGTAGATAAAAATCACCATATTTAACCATACAACGTGCCCAACTCCATAAATTAAATTCTATATTCAGAATATCGTAGAACAAATTGTGTAGAATATTTTTAATTTCATCGTTAGAAGATTTGATATGAATTACTTCACCCATTTCATTTCGGGTTGTGCATTCATCTGCATAAATATCCAATGCGGATGCAAGAATTGGATCCATATCCATTGTATCATAATCTCTAAATAATTCCACACGACTGCTTTGAT